GATTGGCGTAGTATTCCCGTATGACGGCTACAACAACGACCACCAGTTTCAGGTTCAGCTTCACCTATCAAACTGCATGAACCCTGGCGGCTTTGGCTACACGAAAGAAGAGTCCATAAAAGACGCGCTTAAAAATGCGGCTGAGATGGTTATTACTTTCACCGCTGAAGTTTCCGCACTTTGCGCTGAGTTCGGGGAGGTTTAGTAATGGAAACCGAGATAACTACCATCCACCAGCCAGTAACCCCGATGACACTTATTGAACGGGCGCAACAGTCAAATGCATCTATAGAACAGATGCAGCAGCTTTTTGAATTGCAGTTACGGTATGAAGCGAACGAAGCGCGGAAAGCATACAACGATGCAATGGCAAACTTCCGCGAGAATGCCCCTGCTATCGCCCGTAAGCGCACCGGTCACAATATCAAATACGCAGGGCTGTCTGAATCAATAGAAGTGGTACAGCCTATGCTTTCGCAATTTGGACTTTCCCACCAATGGAAAACAAAACAGGATGGCAACCAGATCACCGTGGAGTGTACTATTACGCACCGTATGGGTCATTCAGAGTCGACAAGCCTTACATCTGCACCGGACACCAGCGGGAGCAAGAACGCAATACAGGCAATAGGTTCAACGGTCAGTTATCTCGAACGATATACCCTTTACGCAATACTCGGACTGTCCAGCCGTGAAATGGATGATGACGGAAAAGGCGCAGGCGGCAAAGAAGAAACCCCTCGAATCAGCGAACGTCAATGGACTGATCTTCTCGCACTGATTTCCGATGTAAAAGCTGACGATAAGAAGTTTTGCACATATTATAAGATAGGGGATGTTGCCGAACTTCCTGCTAGCAAATACGATGCCGCAGTCAAAGGGCTGAAAATGGAGAGGGCTAAGTGATGGAAGAGATCATACAGGGTACGCCGGAATGGTTTCGGATGCGATGCGGTTTTATTGGTGCTTCACGCATTGCAGACATAATGTCACAAGGTAAAGGCGGGGCAGAGTCAACCGGACGCGCAAACTATCGCGCACAGTTAGTATGCGAACGTCTTACTGGATGCGTGGCTGAATCTTTCGGAAACGCCTATACTCAGCGTGGCAATGAGGACGAAGGAGCGGCCAGAGAGTGTTATTCTTTCGTTACGGGGTATGAAGTAGAACAGACAGGTTTCCTATTTCATCCAACATTGCCATTTTCCGGTTGTAGCCCCGATGGAATTATTGGAGATGATGGTCTTATGGAGATTAAACGTAAGATTCCAGCGCATCACATTGAATATATCTTTAAAAACAGAGTACCGCCGGAATATGTAAAGCAGATGACATGGCAACTTGCAGTAACAGGACGGCAATGGAATGATTTTTGCTCATATTGTCCAGAATTGCCGCCAGAAATGCAGTTGTTCATCTGCCGCATGTTCCGCGATGAAGATGCAATCAAGGAAATGGAAACCGCTGTAACAGAATTCAACGCCTCCGTTGATAAGATGATGGAAGAATTGAAAGCGATTAGGCCATGAAAGCCTCAATAAAAATAACCGGCGAAACACAGCGCGCTTTTGCAATCCAGCAACTGCGCGAGTTGCCACTTTTGCCAGTTCATACCGTGGAGATCAAAGAAAAGAAAACCACGCGCAATATCGAACAAAATGCGCGGATGTGGGCCATGTTGACGGATATATCAGAGCAAGTTGTGTGGCATAGTCAGAAGTTATCCAAAGAATCATGGAAAGACATGCTGACCGCTTCACTCAAGCGCCAAACGGTTGTTCCTTCGATAGATGGTGGCGGGTTTGTGGTAATAGGGGCGCACACGTCAAAAATGAGCGTTAAAGATATGGCGGAATTGATTGAATTGGCTATGGCTTTTGGAACTCAGCGCGGTGTTAAATGGCGCGATCCACAATACGAGGACTTATGACCCAGACCGAAGTAGACAGCGAACGAGTATTCGGCATACTTGCGGCGATGCTGATAAGTTTCACCAGCACGATAGCAGAGCAACTGCCGCCGAAGTCGCGCAAGTGCAGAGAACTGACAAAGGCGAACGATGCGATTATAGCTCTTGCCGCGCTTCACAACATGCCTCTTACTGCCGACGATGTCACAAAAGGTGTCGCCGTATGGACTGCGGCTGTTAATGAGTTACAGAAGCAATTATCAATATAACTGCTAAGCACAGCGGCTGCGGTTTGTGCCGTCCAGCCGATTGTTATACATCGAACGAAAGGAGCAATATGCGAGATATTAAATTCAGATTTTGGATTAGGCAACAGAACAAAATGCTTCATCCTGCAACAATACCCGAAATATGCAAATCTTACTCAACGCCGTTATATTGGGCTGAGATGATGCAGTTTACCGGCATCCGGGACAAGAACGGCAAAGAGATTTTTGAGGGAGATATTGTGTCAATTACAAAACGAGGCCAAAAGGGGGCAATGGTGAAAGATTTTACCCAAGAAGACCTTGAGAATTGTTGGCCGTTTTATCCTGATTATTTGCTTGATATCTTAAACGGAAAGTATACCGTTGAAGAGGCTAAAGAAGATCTTCGCGGACTTATCGGGACGAAGTGGGATAACAGGGTCATCAACGAATGAAACTCACCAAGTGCCGAATAAAAGCCGACGATTGCGAACTTCTCTATACCAAGTGGAGCATTTCGCAGAAATGTTGCAACAATCCTCTTTGCGCTTTGGAACTTGTCCGACTCGACAAAGAAAAGAAACAACGCAAACAATACAAAGAAGCAAAGATAAAAGCAAAAACATCCACCGACTATGCAAACGAGTTGCAAGACTTAGTAAATAAGTACGTCAGGCTTCGGGATTCTCTCTGTGGCTGTATTTCGTGCAGCAAGCCATACACATGGAAGGGCCAGTGGCACGCATCCCATTTCAGGAGCAGGGGCGCGGCAAGTGCTATTCGGTTCAACCTTTGGAATATTCACAAAAGCTGTAGCGTTTGCAATAACTGGAAAAGCGGCAACCTGTCAGAGTACGAGCCGAGATTACGCGAAAAGATAGGTGATATAAAAGTAGATTGGCTCAGAACTCAAAACCAAGTGGTGAAATATGACGTTGATTATCTCAAAAGATTTATTGCAATAGTAAAGCGTAAAATAAAACTGAAAACAAAACAACTACAAGGAGGCAACAGTGGATATTGAAACATATCTCAAACATTATGAACGGTTCCACGAGGAATGCAGAATAGACACAAGCGTACAGGCAAAAAACGCCAAGTTGGTTGAAGAAGTTTGCGAGTATCTTGAAGCTCATGCACAGGGAGATAAAACCGCCGCCGACGAAGAGGCCATTGATATTCTCAACATGGCAATATCTTTGTGTGTATCAAGAGGTATTCACAATCCGCTCTATTTTGGTTATTTAAAGTTGGAGAAAACCGCCGTTAAGTATATGGCAAAGAGTGTGTCTAATGGCTATTAAAACTTGCCCCGAATGCAACACCCCGCTACAGTTCGGCTCCGGCTGCTGGCATTGCCCTGATTGCGGATATTCAAAGTGCAATAATTAGTTATTGACACAGTCCGATTTTCTGATACTGTATACGAAACAATTAATCATCTGCCTGGTCGATAGGCGGTCACTTTTGGCGGAAACGCCATTACTGAAAGGCTCATTTTGCGGATCGACCCCGCAATGTGGGCTTTTCTCATTTTGGAGGGGATATGAACAATAGGCACCAGCAAGTTGAAAAACTGATTATCAGGCAGATGGAAGATGAACAAGTTCCGTTGATACCTAAAAACCGGCACCAGCGCAGGTTATCTAAAAAGAGAGCAAAATAATGGATAAATATCATCAGTTTTTGCAATCAAAACTGATAACTTCTCAACCATCTGGATTTGACGTTGATGATTGTTCTTTGCCAACAAACCTATACCCATACCAGAAGGATCTGGTTAAATGGGCATGTAAGCGCGGCAAGGCTGCATTATTCACCATGACCGGAACGGGTAAAACAGCCATGCAAGCGGCATGGGCCGATCAGGTTGCTAAACGTACTCACAAGGTTTTGATTC